CACAGTATCGAAAGACGCGACGGTCACCGGGAATTTGGCCACTACGGGTAATATATCGACTGCGTATAATTTAACGGTCGCAAAAGATACAGAAATTACGGGTAATTTGGAAACTACGGGTAACATCGAAGGGGCATACAATTTAACGGTGGCAAAGGATGCCGCTATCACCGGCAATTTAATCACCACTGGAAATGTATCAACCTCTTATAATTTAACTGTCGCGAAAGATGCGGCCGTTACGGGTAATTTGGAAACCACTGGTAATATCACCGGGTCATACAACTTAACGGTGGCAAAGGATGCCTCCGTCGCTGGTAATTTAACGGTCACAAAGGACGCTACCGTCACTGGTAATTTGACAGCTACAGCTAATATAGGAACCGACTACAACTTAACGGTGGCAAAGGATGCCGCCATCACTGGCAATTTAACCACTACCGGAAATGTATCGACCGCTTATAACTTAACGGTCTCGAAAGATGCGGCCGTTACCGGTAATTTAGAAACAACGGGGAATATATCGACCGCGTATAATTTAACAGTTGCAAAGGACGCCGCTGTCACTGGTAATTTGACAACTACAGCTAATATAGGAACCGACTACAATTTAACGGTCGCGAAAGATGCGGCCGTTACAGGTAATTTGGAAACCACCGGGAATATATCGACCGCGTATAATTTAACGGTCGCCAAAGACACGAGCATAACCGGTAATATAGTCACGGATGGTAATATTACAACATCAAAGAGCCTGACTGTTTCTGGAAATGTTGATATTTCTGGAAATGTGTCTATTTCCGGGAACTTAATACATGACGGAAAAACCACTGTCATTAATTCCGAAAATGTCATCGTAAAAGATCCAATAACTCTTTTAGGGAATGGATTTAGTTCCGATACCATCGACTTTGGTCACATCATGAAGCGGGACGGGTCGAATGTTGTGAGTGGCTACATGGGAGACGAAAGAAAGTATGTGATCGCATATACCGAGAGTACGGGTCTTACACCACACATCGTCCCTACGGCCGAAACCATGAATGTACATGTGTATGGTAAGGTATTCACGGAGTCAAATGTCGGTATCATGAACACAGAACCTACCCATCAGTTGTCCATAGGTAACAATATCTTTGCCGACAACGGTAGAGTGAGTGCCACAGAATTTTCTGGGGATGGTGGATTACTTTCCAATATAGCAACTACGTTACAGTCCATATCTGACCAGGGTAACGTAACGTCCAATACCATACAATTTACAAACGCCAAAACGGGCTTTGTGGTTTCATCGAATGCGATTATAACAGGAAATTTGACAGCGTCGAATGTGGGTATTGCGAACGCACTTCCCACGCACCAACTGTCTATTGGTACAAATGTGTTCATTCGAGATGGTACCATAGAAGCGACCCAGTTCGATGGCGATGGTGGCTTACTGTCCAATATCACAACTACGTTACAGTCTGTTTCGGATCATGGTAATGTGACATCCAATACCATACAATTTACAAACGCTAAAACTGGTTTCATAGTTTCATCTAATGCGGATATAAGCGGTAATTTGACAGCGTCGAATGTGGGTATTGCGAACGCGCTTCCCACACACCAATTGTCTATCGGTACGAATGTGTTCATTCGGGATGGTACCATAGAAGCGACCCAGTTCGATGGTGATGGTGGCTTACTGTCTAATATAGCAACTACGTTACAGTCTATTTCGGATCAGGGTAACGTAACGTCCAATACCATACAATTTACAAACGCTAAAACGGGCTTTGTGGTTTCATCGAATGCGGATATAACCGGCAATTTAACAGCATCGAATGTGGGTATTGCGAACGCACTTCCCACACACCAACTGTCTATCGGTACGAATGTGTTCATTCGAGATGGTACCATAGAAGCGACTCAGTTCGATGGTGATGGCGGACTCCTCTCTAATATCGCGACGACATTACAATCCATTACAGACCAGGGCAATGTGACATCTAATACCATACAATTCACTAATACAGATGTCGGGTTTATAACCACAGCAAATGTTGGTATAGCCAATTCGGCGCCTGATCACTCCCTGGCTGTGGGGTCGAATTTGTATATAGATGAATTTGGTTCAAATGTACTCGTAATCAACGGAAATGTAGCCACAGAGAAGATCACGTTAGGTAACGTGGCCGTATCTGCGGTTTATACTCTATCTCATATAGCGAATAGAGGAAATGTTACGTCCAATACCATACAATTTACAAACCCCAACGTGGCATTAACAGCAACGGGGAATGTAGAAATTGGTACGGGAAGTCTCTACAAGGGTGACGGTGGTGTATTATCTAATGTCTCAGCGGGTGCGCTCGGGTCTGCCGTTACCATGACGAGCACAGACACATCGAGTTCGGCTGGTCCGGAATTCACATTATACAGAAACTCCGCAAGCGCAGCTAATAACGATTACCTGGGTCAATTAAAGTTTTCTGGAAAGAATGCGAATGGAAATACAAAAATTTACGCAAAAATGACCGCCAAGGCAAACGATGTTACAACCGACGCCGAAAAGGGATTATTTGAATTTGCTATCCGAAAAGCCGGAAGTTTGAATATTTGTGCGCGCCTCACATCGACCGATCTCAAACTCCAAAATGGTACGGGTCTCGAAGTTCAGGGTAATACGACAATAGGCGAATCGGCGGGTGGCTCTGCGTTCAAATCTATACGGGCGGTCACCGTGAGTATAGGTGGAAGTTCTACCACTAGATTCAGTCAGACCGCATTTACATACGGTCATACATACTCCAACGCAGCAAAACTCATATTTTCCGTTACCATAACCAATACTGCTGATGAACAACTTACTTTGTATTCGACAATAACAAATAAGGGTACAAGTGGCGCAAAATTAAATATTAGAAATCTCACCAATACCGATTGTAGTAGCAGCGCAAATTGGAACGTCAGTACCGCGCGCGCGGAAATAATTATATACGAACTCCCGTAATTATTTATAGACAGGACATTAAACACATATATTAATTTAATTCAGTTTCAATTAAATTAAGATATACCATCCTCAAAAATTAAATTGCTTTATTATAGTAATAATGCCGAACATTGGTAACACAGGGGTATTTACGAACGTATACCTCAGGAAACTGGAAGAGGAGACGACACCAGATGTGGCACAAAATGTTGTGATGTCTTATAACACCCGAGATCACCAAGTCAAGGAGCGGGGATCTGATACGGTTACGGCATCGCTCTATTTGGGTGATGGTGGTGTTTTGTCCAATATAAGTTTTGATCAAGTAGCAAAAACATCTCTCGATATAGTCCCTCGTGTGAAATTTAGTAATGTCGATACGGGTTTCATAACAACCTCAAACGTGGGAATTGCCAATTCTGCGCCTAATCACACGATGGCAATAGGGTCTAATGTAATTATTAATGACTCCGCTATAGCACCAGACGATTGTAATGTCATGCGCATTAATGGTAACTTATCAGTCACTGGTCAGACTACTATTACTGGTGATATTCAAGTTGTGGGGGGATCGCAACTCGTGTATGCGGAGGTGTTAGTCGTTGAAAATCCGCTTCAGATGTTCGGTAATAACAACACGGGTACTCTCGGATATGATCTAGGTTCGCTATACAGACGAGGGGGATATCCCACAACCCCGGGAGTGTCGAACGTGGCCGTGGTGTATAGAACGACAGGATCGGGTGCGTCCAAACAAGAAGAGTTTGCGATTGGATTCACGGATAGTCACATATTAGAAAATGACATCATACCGACCGGTGAAACGATGAACATACATCTCTACGGTAACGTCGAATCTTATCACTATTTTGGTGATGGACGAACGTTATCCAACATTTCGTTACAACAAATAACAGAAACAAATAACCCGGTTACATCAGAATTGGGTAATGTAACCACCATATCAACAAAATTCGCAAATCCCAAAACATCTCTAGTCTCTACGTCTAACGTTGGTATAGGCGTACTCACACCAGATTCCAGGCTTGGGGTATATAACGATGAACTCACTTGGACGGTGAGAGTAGATAGAGCTGATAATTTAAACACAAAAATACATTTCAAGGAAATTAAAATTTATGACATCGGCGGACGTTTAATGACAATTAGTGCGGCCAGATCATCTCATCAAAATGGCGACCCGGGAACCCTCCCGGTTACAAACGCATACGACGGAAATTTAAATACATATGTCCGAACGGCGGGTACGAACGGAGATGACTGCGTTGAATTCGATGTCGTGTCCAGAGTCCCGCCGGGCTATGTCAGAATCGATAATATAAATGGACTGGGTGGTGGATCTAACTCTGATCTGACTGGGTGTGCCATTCTCATTCGCGATTCCAGAATCCATGCGACGGGACAGGGAAACACAAATACCGCAACTTTCGGCAATGTATGGTATAATCGTACGATAACCGAAATATTTGTTGATAAGGAATTTGTCGTCCCTCCGGGTAGCTATGTAACAACAGACAAAATATGGGGTGATACGTTGTCCAACCTGGTTACGAGTAATATCATAACTTCTACGGGGAGAATGGGGGTTGCCGCTGATAAGGGTTATACGATAACGGGCGATCCTTCCTACGATCAGTACTCACAATTCCATATTTCAAATGAAATAGGCACTCTTTCGGCCAGGTTGGGTGTCGATCAGTCTGTTGGTCCGAGTGGTTCATTCTTTATTCAGGGTTCAAATAATTACAACACTGAAAATATCAATATTTTATTAGCGCCCAAAAATGGTAATGTGGGTATAGGTACGCTCGTGCCCGCAGAAACGTTGGATGTCGATGGGAATATATTTGTTAATGGAAAGGTTAAATTCGGTGCGACAAACCGTCAATTGATTGATTTGTATAACGACGCGTATGCCATTGGTACGCAAACAGATACACAATACTACAGATCCGGTGCTGGTTATGCGTGGTATAAGGGTGGTGCCCATCACGCAAATAAATTTAACCCCGGTTCGGGGGGTTCATCCATGATGGTTCTCACAGATACAAATAACCTGGGCATAGGAACCACACAACCAACGAGTACTCTACAAGTTGACGGGGATGCGCGAGTCAAGGGTGTTCATCCCACGTTGCGATTTGATGAGACGGATAATGTTCAAAACGCATTCATTCAGGTGAATAACGGATCCTTCCATTTAGGCAATGCCCACACCGACGGGACAGAATCTAATATTATTTCAATCAATCTGGCGACGTCCAATGTCGGTATAGGTACGACACACTCAAATGCGGCCGTTCAAATTGAAACGGGTCCCATCACCGCCGGTAGCGCGGTTGACGCACTTAAACTCAAGCGCCGGGATGCGAGTACGAACCCCACGCTAAATGAGGTGCGTCAAGTTATGTATCCAAACTACAAAAATAATGAAAATGCATATTCGATGATACGATCATACTGTCACGAGGAAAGTTCGACGGGTGCCGAGCGGGGTGCCGTTGATATTGTCGTGGGTTCGGCGGGTGATAGTGGTGGCGGGGGAAAACAAACGGCAGTTACCATTCTCAACAGTAACTTATACGCACAAGTTGGTTTTGGTGTTACCGAACCGACGGCAAACGTAGAAACAGCACGGGATTTGAAGATTGGTACATTCCAGCATTTCGGGAGCGATAAAAGACAGAAAATTAACTTGATTGATGGTGAAAATGCGGCGGTTGGTATAGGTTATCAAACCAATACCCAATACTTTAGAACTTCGGGAAATTTTGCGTGGTACAAGGGTGGGGTACATCACAATAACACACTAAACAAGGGAACGGGTGGAGTGGCACAAATGGCATTGACAGCTGCGGGTCAGTTAGGAATAGGAACGACACAGCCAACGTCTGGATATAATCTAGATGTTATCGGTAACGCGAGAGTACAAGGACATATACACTTAGACGCGAGTGATGCTAATTTAAATTCGGCAGATCTACAAGCAACCAACAAAACACAAACATATGTATCGTTTGGTGAAGCTGGAAGTACAAATGATTTCGCATATCTGAGACAAATAGGCGGAAGTGATGCGATTAAATTGGCACTCGATTTCCACAACGACGCGAATGATGCCGGTTTTATCATACGAGATGTCAATTCGGTCGGAGGGGGTGGGGATACGGTCACGGATCGTTTTGAATTGAAACGTGGTGGAGATATGTATATGAGCGGTAAATTGGGTGTCGGGGCACAACCGGATTCTAATTACCAAATGAATGTTAATGGTAGTATCAAGGTTGCCGCGACTTCGTTTTTGGAGTTCTTAGGAAATTCCGGTACGAAAGTTAAATTATATGACACCGGTTCTGATTCGGTTAACTTCAATCTAGGTGGCACAGCTAACAGAGACTTGCGTTATAACGTACCTTCTCTGTACAATCACGTATTTATGATTAATAACCAGGAAAAATTCAGAATCAACGATTCGGGCGATTTCTCTATTTCTGGTAATGTATATGTGGGTACGAATGACAGTACGGTTGGTCCAAAAACTATATATTTCGGTGGTACAGCAAATGATAATCAATTTGGGATAACGGCGATCGAAAATCGTGTATATGATGTAGCCAATAGCTCATCTGAACTTCTTATATTCAAAGGCCAACACGCCGATGATAGAGTTCGTATCCGTGCCGGCGAAATAGCTTTCGATACACACACCGGAACAAACAGAACAGCCGAAAGTCGTAAAATGATACTCAAAAATAATGGATACTTGGGGATAGGTGTAGCTTCTCCCCAGGATCAACTCCATATATCAGAAAGGTTGCGAATAGATGAAATACAGATGAAATACGACTCAACAGATGGACTCGTATTCAACAGATCCGGACCAGTGAATAAATTGATGTCAGATGGATACGCTTGTACGGGAGGAACAAATAAACTCTTTACCACGGGTCTCACGGCTACTCAGGCAACGGTAAATGGCCAAACTATCATCACCGGAAGTGTGGGAATAGGTACAAATGCTTTATTCCCGGGTAGAGTTCTTCACGCAAATGGTGATATTCGCGTGGAGGGTAACATTCGCCAAAAACCATTCGTCGTCTCTCTTGGTGAAGGGGCGGGTGATACGTCCCAATCTGCGTATGGTATAGGTATCGGCTACAGAGCCGCTTACTTGGGTCAAAATAACGCTACCATCGCGATGGGATCCAATGCGGGCTACGATGGGCAGGCAGAAGGTGCCGTTGCCATGGGTTTCCACGCCGGTGAAAGTGGTCAGGGAATGAACTCCGTTGCGCTTGGTTTTTATGCGGGATCTACAAATCAGCACCCATCGACGATCGCTATAAACGCAGGAGTGACCCCACTCCAAACAGCGAGACCAAATGCGACATATATTAAACCATTAAGTGCCCGCACGCAAGCATCCAACGTTATGGGATACGCCGCAGACGGAGAACTCATTGACTGTACCACCGTAAGTTTCAATAGTGGGGGTAAATTGGTCGCAACGCAGGGTATAGAAGCGGATAAATTTTATGGTGACGGTGGTTTCTTGTCTAATGTCGGTACCAACTTTACAAATACAATCAGTTTCTTGAATCCATCCATCGGTTTCAAATCCGGTTCACCCGCACATGGTATATCTAATCTCACCCCAACACACACGTTAGATGTTGGTTCTAATTTATTCATAGAAGATACGGGTAGTAATGTTCTTTCTATTTCGGGTAATATATTGGCGGAAAAGATAACCTTGGGCAATGTTGCCATATCGGCGACATATACTCTTCAACAAATAACAAATACAGGCAATACCACATCTAAAACAGTTCAATTTACAAATACAGACAATTCGCTCGTCACAGACGGCAGAGTGGGTGTCAAAACTGCCAGCCCATCGTTTGATCTAGAAGTCACCGGTACGGCAGCAAAGACTGGAGGGGGATCATGGTCGAGTACGTCAGACCGCCGCCTAAAGGAAAATATCCAGGATGCGGATATCGATCTGTGTTATGATACAGTAAAAACCATACCCCTCAGAAGATTCAAATGGAGAGATGACTTGGAAGGTTTCAGTGAGTACCAGAAGGACAAGAATGTCCTCGGTTGGATAGCTCAGGAAGTAGAAGAATATATGCCAAAATCGATTAATACAATCGGAGAAAAATATGGTATCGACGATGTCAAGTTCCTAAATAATGACCAATTATACGCATCCATGTACGGTGCACTCCAGAAAGCGATATCCAAAATTGAGTCCCTCGAAGATGAACTCGCCAAAATAAAAAACTCCATATAATATAAATCATGTCTGGTGGAATTGCACAATTAGTGGCCGTCGGTGCTCAAGATGCCCATTTGGTCGGCCAACCCGAAGTCAGCTTTTTCCGCTCTACGTACAAACGTGCGACGAATTTTTCTCAGTCCTGTGAACGTCAGGTCATACAAGGCAACATCCAAAACAATGGCATGTCCTCCATTCGCTTCGAGAGAAAGGGAGACATGTTGTCCTACGTTTACCTTGCCCCCATTCACTCCAACGGTACCCAAGCGGCCACTGTGACCGATTGGGAATCCAAGATTTCCAAGGTCGAACTGTTCATTGGTGGACAGTTGATCGATGAACAAGATTCTACGTTCTCTACGATGATTGCGCCGGAACTTTTGGCGACGTCCTCGTCTAAGTCTGTCGGTGGTGGTATCTACCGTGGTGGCGCGGGAGAACAATTTTATCCCCTCCGATTTCAATTTTGCGAAAACTGGCAATCCTCTCTTCCGTTGATCGCCATGCAATATCATGATGTCGAACTCCGAATTCACTGGGGTGCCTCCGCGGCTAGCAACAAGTGGGAAGCCTACGCGAACTACATTTTCTTGGACACGGATGAACGCTCCGTGATGTCCTCGAAGCCGATGAGCATGTTGATTACCCAAACACAAAAGGTTATCG